GGAAGATACCTCATATTCAATCCAGATACTGAACAACTCGAAGAAGCTTTGGGACATCCTACAATTTTAGATGATTGCTTAGTAGCATACATATATTGGGATGGGTCTCGTGCAATAATAGTGGGAGATGAAAGACATGGAGTGGAGAGAGATACTACATGGCATCTAGCTCAACATTTAAATGTTGGTGCAGTGTGGAGAACTGGTGGAGATTTAACGTATACTTTATTAGATCAAGATAATATTAGTATAGGTATAGAAAATACTGTATTTGCGGATGAAGATTTAATTCATACTATTACTCATAGTAATGCTCCTTCGGAGCCATATCAACAGATTTTAAGCCCCGCTGCAAGCTTACCAGTTTTATATTTAAATGGAACTACATATACTGAAAGCACACCGAATACAGTTCCATGGTTAGTTGGAACAAATACCGCTTATTATAATTTTATAACTTCTGGTAGTGGGTCATTAGTAGAAATGTCAAACGGACACTTTGTCACTTATTGGCTACTCGCCACAAATGACAGCAGAAACCCAATGAAATTACTTTTAGGTTCGGTAGATCATAGCTCCGAGAAAGATGCAGAAGCAGAAACTTTTCAAAACTATGGATTATCCTTTCCAGAAATAGTTCCAATGTATAAAATAGTTTTAGAGACTAAAATAGGCTATACCAATAAAGTTCGTCTAGTGTCTGTAAGTAAAATTATCTCTCGACTTTCTTCGTCTTATAATTTGACTGAAGTAGCTTCTGGAACTTTTGCAACAATAACGAATCCTCCAGTAACAGCTACATCTCCAGGACTTACAGGTCAGATAGCTTATGATTCAAACTATTTTTATGTTTGTGTCGCTTTAGATACCTGGAAAAGAACACCTTTAGCGAGTTGGTAAAATGAAAAAAATTGATAATATTACTGTTAAAAAACAAATAAATGGAATAACAATAAAAAAGCCTATAGAAACAATAAAAATAAGGGTTTTAAGATTGTAAAAAAGGGGCTTTACGCCCCTTTCTTTTATTGAATTACTTCTGTATGCTCTGCAGGCTTTAGTGACGCTCGAAGGAGGTCTTCAAAACCTTTTCGAGACATTTCAAGCTGATCCAGCTTAGCTCTTACACCTCCAATCTGTTTTGATAGATCCTGAATCTGCGATACAAAGTATTTTTCTTGGTCGCTCAGGTCTTCGATATTGTGTGTAGTTCCTTCAAAAGTAATAGTTGGTTTTTCTTGCTGTTGGTCTTCCATATAGTTCTCCTATTTAAAAATGTCTTGCCAGTTTCCTGTAGTGCTCGCACGAGCATACTCAGTGGCTCTGTTTTCGAAAAAGTTTGTGTGCTCTACTGCGTTGAGCATATAGTCTAGCCAAGGAAGGGGATTTTGGTCACTGCCAAAAATCTTTTTCATTCCAAGACCAAGAAGTCTACGGTCTGCAATATAACGAATATATTCTTTCACTTCTTCCGCAGTAAGATCAGGTATTTCCGCACCTTCAAAGCACAAGTCAATAAAAGCGTCTTCAAGCTCTACTGTGCGTTCTGCAGCACAATAAATCTCATACTTTAGCTCGTCATTCCATAGCTCTGGATTCTCCTGTATAAAAGTTCGAAATAGCTTACTCATTCCTTCGACATGAAGAGTTTCATCTCGAATAGACCAAGTTACAATCTGCCCCATTCCTTTCATTAGGTTGTGGCGAGGAAAGTTCAGTAGAATAGCAAAAGAACTAAACAACTGCACACCTTCTGTAAATCCAGAGTAAATTGCCATAGTCTTTGCAATATTCATTTTAGTATCCATTCCAAAGTTGGAAAGATACTCATGCTTATCCATCATTGCTTTGTGTTCCATGAATTTAGTGTAAACATCGTCACTAAATCCAAGAGTTTCGAGGAGTAATGAATAGGCTTCTTGATGCACTGCTTCCATTGCAGCAAAAGCAGATAACATCATGCGAACTTCTGGTTGCTTAAATGTTGGTAGATAGTGCTTTGCATATCCACAGCAAACATCAACATCCGCTTGAGTAAAGAACGTAAACAAAGAGTTAATTAACTTTTTGTTTTGCGGACTTAGCTTTTCTCGATAATCTTTCAAATCATCCGCAAGATTGACTTCATCGGGAAGCCAATGCATATGCTGCTGGGTTTTGTAGTGTTCAAAAGCCCATGGATAATTAAATGGCTTATAGTATTCTCTTTCTGACAATAAGTTACTCACCGATCCACTCCTTTAACTCTTGGGCTGACATTAGCCCAACAAATCTTTTTAGCTCATTTCCTTCATCGTCTACACTAATTAGTGTAGGAAAACCCCTTACTGCATACTTTCTTACAGAGTCAAAATCTTCGTCTACGTTGATATCCGTAAAGTCAACACCAAAATCATTCTCTTGAATAATCTTTTTTAAGGTTTGACAAGGATTACACCACTCTGCACTAAACTTTAATACTTTCATTCTATCCCTCACACGCTAAACAAGCGCCTTCATCAACACTTTCTACAACCATCTGCCGAAGTGCAGCATCTGATACTTTCTCTGCTCTTTTGTAGGCTTCTGATCGTAAATAGTATAGAGTTTTTACTTTCTTTTTCCAGGCCATCATATGCACAGCGTGTAATTCTTGCTTTGATACGTTTGCAGGAAAAAACACATTAAGAGACTGGCTTTGACAAATCTCTTTTTGTCGATCAGCTGCCATATCAATGACCCAACGCTGATCTATTTCTACTGCAGTTTTAAAGACTTCTTTTGTCCACTCATCAAGAAACTCAAGATGCTGAACTGAGCCGCCGTTTGTTACAATACTCTTCCACACTTCATCATTATCCATCTCTAGGTCTTGAAGAATCGCTTCCAAATATTCATTTTTTTGAAGACTTGTGCCGCTTTTAGTTTTCTGAGCATACGCATTAGCACGATATGGCTCGATACTAGGAGAAGTATTACCGCAGATAATACTAGAACTAGCATTTGGAGCAACAGCCAAAAGATGGCAGTTACGAACTCCAGTGCCAACAGCATCAGGTGCTTCGCCTCGTTCTGTGGCCAATTGTCTTGTAGCTTTGAGTGCCTGAGACTTAATATGCTTGAACATAGCCATGTTACGACTCTTTGCGATCGCACTCTCAAAAGGGATAAGATGTCTTTGTAGGTACGCATGAAAACCCATTGCTCCTAAACCGATACTTCGTTCTCGCTCTGCACTGAATACAGCTTTTGCAAGCTGAGGCGGAGCATTTCGTATAAAGTGTGTTAATACATTATCAAGCATTCTTACTAGATCAGGAATAAAGTTTGGGTCATTACTCCACTCATCGTATTCTTCTAGATTTACGCTCGATAAACAGCACACCGCTGTTCTTTCTTCATTTGTTGGCAGTGTAATCTCACTACAAAGATTTGACTGTCGAGCAACTAAGCCTAAATCTTTTTGACAGTCTGGAAGTGCTTCCTGGACTGTATCACCAAACATAATGTAAGGTTCGCCAGTTTCTACACGATTTTGAATAAGTTTTACCCATAATGCTTTCGCAGAAACTGTTTTTGTTACTTTTTTACTGTGTGGATCAACTAAAGGCCATGAGTCGTCTACGCCTTCTTCAACTGTGCAACGTTCAATCAGCTCCATAAACTCGTCAGAAAGAACGATGCCGTGGTGTAGGTTAGTAGACTTACGGTTAATATCACCGCCCGTAGGCTTACGTATATCCAAAAACTCTTCCACTTCTGGATGAGATATGTCCAAATATGCCGCATAACTACCTCGTCTAGTTACGCCTTGAGAAAACGCAAGCATCTCTGCATCAACTACTTTCAGAAAAGGAATTACTCCAGTGCTTTCAGAACCAGCAGAAGTTTTACTTCCTACTGATCGCACATCATTCCAAGAACCGCCAATACCACCCCCGACACTGCTAAGAAAAGCATTTTCAGTGTAGTGGTCGGTGAGTCCTTGCCTTGAATCGTCCACATAATTAAGAAAACAGCTAATAGGAAGGCCTCTGCTTGTGCCACCATTAGAAAGAATTGGGGTGGAGAACATAAACCATAATTTACTAGCATAATCGTATAACCTCTGTGCGTGTTCTTGATCATCCGCAAAAGCTATCGCCGCACGTGCGAAAGCGTGTTGAGGCGATGTTTCGCCCTCTACCATGTATCTATCTTGTAAAGTTTGAATACCAAACTTAGATAGTAGCTTATCTCTTTTTAGATCAACTTCAACCTTCACCCAAGTAACTCCTAATTCTATCGTCTATTTCTTCTAGACTATGCCCTGGACACTCTATAGCTTCTTCACAGTAGCTTAAAAGGTCCATAAGTTTGTAATTACGAAGAATTAAGTCTCCGCTTTCATTCAATGTTTGAATATATTTATACTTACTATCTATTGGTAGAGCATCATACACATCAAAAGCACTACCATAAGTTTTTATTAGCTCTGAAGCTTTTTTAGGTCCAACTCCAGAAACTCCAGTAATGTTGTCTCCAGAATCGCCTGTAAGAACTTTGTAGCTAATATATTCTTCCTGAGGAAAATCAAAAAACTCGTCCCAGTTCAATACAGTAGTTTCTTTTCTAGTGACGGTGGAGAATCTAGAAACATTATCGTTTACTAGTAAATCCCAGTCCCTATCGCTTGAAATCATCCATATATCGTCAATTCCAAACTCTTCTCTCTTCTTCGTAATATAAGCAGCTAAGTCGTCTGCCTCTACTTGCTTATATCTTAGAACAAGAAATCTTTCAGCTAAAGATTGGCAAGTTCTTTCATACTCTTCGAAGAACTTTTCCATTTCTTCTTTTTCTTTTGCTGTTTGATCTTTAAACCTTTCTTTTCGGTTTTCTTTATATTCAGGATACTCGTCTTTTCTCATTTTACTACTGCCAGCATCTGCAGTAATTATTATATTAGAACACTCATATGATTGTGCTAAACTCTCTACTGTTCTAATATATTCGAGTTCAAAGTCCAGCTTTCCTCGATGTTTCCACCTGAATGCCAGGTTCATCGCATCGACAACTAGAACATTTTTATTTGGCTCTAGTATCTTGTCTTTAAATGCTGCCATCTACAAACTCCTCTTTTTCGTTTTGTAACCAATCTTCAGCAAGCATTACATAACAATTTAACCAAGAAATATACATATAGTCCGTTTTTTGTGGTAATATGTCGGTAACGACAAATAGTTTTGATCTTGAATACTTAAAAAATAGCAAAGGTCTTTGATTCTTTAAGCTTGCCTGAGATACAATTTTATCCCACCACTGAACTAAATAATTTGTTTTGTTAGTAAATACTTTATCTGTTAAAGGAGAGTTTTCGTAGTTCTTAACTTCGATGCAAAATAAATTTTTTGCGTCAGGAACATACAAGTCGCCCTTTAAATAGGAGAGAGCTCCCGAAGAAGGAACTCTCTCAAACTGTAGATTAGTATGTTTTCTCAGTAGATCGCGAACTAAATATTCACCTCTAGCTCCCTTCATTCTTGAATCGACCATTACTAAATTAACCTACTTATGTTTTTCTCCTTGACTATCTCTACTTTTTCTAGTAATGGATGAGACCACCCGTGATTTACTAGATAAGTATTTAAGTCTTCTTCTAATAAAACTTCTACTAATCTTTCTTTGCCTTGCTCATCTAAGACAGTCATTACTTCGTCCAAAAACAAAACATTAATTCTAGTAGAAGATAAACTACTCATTAATTTTCGTATCGCTAGAAGAGTGGCTGTATTTACCCTAGCTAACTCTCCACTCGATAAAGCCAAGATATCAATTACATTTCCATTATCTGTAATTTCTACATTTAGCCTATCATTATTAACAGCAAAATTTAGTGTAAATCTACCGTCAGAAAGTTCTGCTAAGTATTCTCCAGTTAAATCTTCTAACTCCTTTACAAGATTTTCTATCTTGTAGGCTATTAAGCCATTAGTGCTGAAAGCTTTTTTCAGAATTTCAAGATTACCTTTCTTTCTCGCTATAACTGAACATTTTTCTGTAAGTTCATTAAGCTGAGAAATAAACTCATCCGTCTGGCTTACAATAACTTCAATTTTAGCGTTATGTGCTGCTTTCGCTTCATTCTCTTTCTGTATTCTTCGAATCTCTGCTTGCTGCTGAGCAACTCTAGCCTTTACTTCGGCTAGTCTTGTTTGCAGGTCATCTTCGTCTACTATTGAGCTAGGAAGACTATCGTCTATAGATCTATAAAGATCTTCCCACTCTTTTTGTTTTCGAGCCTTTAGCTGAAAGTTTGCATTGTTTTCTTGAATTTCTTTAATTTTCTTCTGCAAATCAGCATACTTACTTTTATTGGCTTCAATCTTTTGCGTCTCTTTCGAGATGTGCTCGTCTTTGAAGTCTTCTGATATTGGTTGTTCACATGTTGGGCAGACATTATCAAGTTTCTCCATTTTTTCAATCGTTTTTTTGGAGAGACTGATTGACCCCGTTATAGCCCCTAGCTCAGACTGTAAATCGTCATAAGATAGGAGTTTTTCAGCATCAATACTATTTACTTCTGCTATATTAATACTTTTCAACAACTTTTTGTATTCGTTATTTTGAGAAATTTGGCGATTCGTCGAAGAAATATTTCGAATTTCACCCATCAGATAACTGATTTGTTCCTCATCTTCTTCCGATATTTTCGGAATATTTTCAAGTTGTTGTGGGGTAGTATCAGTCAGTTTGTGATTTTCTAACCATTTTTCAATTGTTAAAATACGACCCTGCATTTGGGAGTATTCTTGTTCTACCTCTTTTGAAGCTTCTTTAAAAACTTCAAATAAGCCAACATACTTTTCTAGCCCCAAAAGATCAATAAGAAACTTTTTCCTATTAGCATCTGTGGCTGTAAGAAAATTAAGGCTGGTATTAGTGTTTTGGTATACAACTTGTGTAAAAGTTTTAAAGTCAAGACCTAATACTTCCTGGATAGATTTGTAGGTATTAGTTGCTGTATGGCTACTAATATCTTCTCCATTCTTTAAAAATTTTACTTTTAAAGAGGATTTTCTATTTAAATCTATCTCGTAGTCATCACCCCCACAAGAAAACGTAAGATTAATAGTGTATCCACTATTTAGTTCTCTATTAGGAATATCTGCCTTTTTAATTCCTTTTGAATTTTTGTTAAAAAGTATTTCTTCTAGAATTAATGGGATTGACGATTTGCCAACCCCATTAGTTCCCAGAATTTGAGTTAGCTTTGTAGAGGAGAGGTCTAAAGTATTATTTTCTCCGTAAGAAAAACAATTACTCCATTTCAAAGTTTTTAGCGTAATCATTATAAATTCCTACAATTTCTGGTATTTTATCTTCTGTTATCTGAAGTATGTAAGTTAGATACTCTACTAATTCTTCACCTACAGTCATCTCTTTTTCAAGCACTAGTGAAGCTTCATTACTTCTTTTAACAACCTTTTTATCCAAAAGACCAGAAGTATTGACTTTAGCCAAATCTCCTAGATCTCCCTCTAACTCATAAATGATATGGTCGTAATCTCCTGGAACCATATCTTCTGTGTTATTTACCGTTTTTCTTATAAGCTGTGGTAGCTGTAGCTCTCTCCACTGCCAGCTATCGTCTTCTATTATTAATACACCAGTTGACACTTTTGACCGATGAAAACTGGTAGTCATAGGACTACCCGGGTATACTAAATTTCGTTGGCAGTTTGAGTGAGAGTGAAGATCTCCAGTATACACAATAGGAAAAGGACTAAATCTGTCTAAATCTACTTCTGGAGATACGTGTGGAGGTATTTCTCCTCGCACATGTGTAAATACAGGTAGTTTGTTATTTAGAGTTTCAATAGAACCCTTTTTGTGTAGCTGGCAATACGGTAAAATACTAAAGCCTCTATCGTCTTCTACAATCTCGTCTACTATATTAATATAACTATTAAGACTAGTAGTTACTTCCTTTAAGGCTGTAAAGAATGTTTTATTTTTCTTAGTAGCCTCATGGTTCCCATCATAGATTATAGTTTCTATAGAGCATCCTTTCACAAAAGAAAAATAAAGTTCCAACTCGTCTAAAGTTGGAACTCTATCAAATAAGTCCCCGCCTATAATGTGTAGATCTACTTCACTTTCTAGATCGTGTATTTGCTTAAAAAAGCTTTTATATCTAGCTTTAGCCCAATCAACGGGGACATTTTTCTGTCCCAGTTTAATGTGCCAATCAGCGGAAAACATTATTTTCATAACATAACCTTAAGAAATGTCAAAATCATCGTCAATAGAAGAATCTACTTCATCAGCTCCATTACCTCCAGCAAAGATTCGCTCTAATAGCTCTTTCTGTGCGTCTGGTGTTGGACGAGGAAGCAACTCATCAATTGGAGTAGCTTCAGCAACTACTGCTTTTTCTTCTGCGGTTAAAGGACGAATACCTTTCTGACACTTTAGAGTTTGCAGTGTGTATTCTACGTTATAAACATTTGGTCCAGTCTTCACTCGTTTAAAGTGAATGTCCCATCCAGTTTCGGGATCTGTTGGGTCACCTAAATCTTCTGCAGCTACCAGGATCTGATCCATTAACTTTTTCTTCAGGTTAAATACTTTAGCCTTACCGTCTGCGGGGTCGATACACTGAACAGAGTAAGACCAACCACATTTCAGGTCTGGAAAGTATTCTCGAACCCAATCTTTTTCTTGGTTAATGAATGCTTCTTTCTGACGATCAAAAGATAAACACTCCATAGGAATGTTCTTATCGTTGTCGCCTTTTACCCAGTAAATATAGCGGGGCAACAAATCTCCAAACAAACGAACACAGTTGTCTCCGTTTTTGTAAGTATACTGCTCAAGATTTGATTTTTTAGCGCCGCCAGAAGATGATGTAAATTTAATACCCATAATATTTTCTCCGTTTTAATGAGTGACTTCTTCCCAGCAGAAGTAGATTTCTCCATTCTGAAAGGTAAGTAGCCTATTGTTTTTTAAGTCGTTTAATTTGACTGGACAAAGAAGTTCTGATAGAGTTCTTTTGCCAGTTGTTACATATTCCGCATAGCTGCGAAAACTTGCAAGAGCAATATACTCTGCTAGCTCTGTATCATTGAACTTCGAACGGTTACTAAGAATCTTTTCTGGGTGTAGTAGAAAACTATCTCCAGACCAGTCTTCGTAAGAGAGGTGATAGGTAGGGTCATACCTATTTTTAGGAAGAGAGGGGAAAGTTATATATGCTACTGTTGTAACAATACTCGAAGCACTTCCTTCGGTTTTTCTGTATAGCTTAGCCCAATCGTAAAAAATCACGGTTTTCTCTCGAAGTCAATAACATATTATAAAGGAAAAGTGTTCTAATGTCAAGAACTATTTTTCACATGTCTTTAAAATAAACATTATATTTCTGCTGCATATAATGCCCCATTCTAAGCGTTGCCTGTTTTTCCGCTGTTTTACCTTTTAAGTTAATATCCACAACTACAGGCGATTTCTTTCCTGGAAATTCTCTTACTACGCGCCCAATAAGCTGAGTAAGTAGCGGAGTGTTGTTTACTGGAGTAGCTAGAATTAAACAGCTAAGAGGGTTTACGCTTATTCCCTCAGAAAAAATACTCTGAGTTCCGAGCAGTATATCTACTTGCCCGTCTTGAACTCTTTGAATTCTTCTATCCCTCTCATCCCCAGTAACCTCACCTGTTACTAGCTCACAATGATCCCCTAAAGTTTCTTTTATTCGCTTTAGAAATTGCACTCTGTCCGATAGTAACAATACTTTGTGTCCACGACTTTTGTAGGCAGCAGCTAGAAAACACACTAGTTTTCCATACTCTTCCTGACCTACCAAGTCATTTACTCTGTTAGCCCAAGGTATCTTAGCCCCATCCATAAAACGGATTTTAGTTCTAATAATATCTACCGAAGGCTCCATATAGTTTTCTTTGGGTGGAGTAAACTTTGTATGTCCAAAGTAATCTGGTAGTAAAACATGTTTTCCATCTTTTCTTTCAACAGTTCCAGATAGTCCTATTTTGTATCGAGCGTAGCTAGCATCTACCAATTTACTAAAAGTGTTTGCTGGTATATGATGGCACTCGTCTACAATCATAGTTCCAAATTCTTTCTCTATCCTACCACGCATCTTATATAATGTTTGAACGTTGCCAACAACAATGTCAGCATCAACATTATATTTTCCAGAACCAATAATTCCTGGACTAATACCAAAAACTTTTTTTACTTCTTTTACCCACTGATCGCGAAGAGCGACGTTATGTGTAACTATAAGTGTTTTTTGTTTTAGCTTTGATGCGATCGCAAGGGATGTAAACGTTTTACCCCAGGATACAGAAGCATTAATAACTGCATTATCCTCTATTTTGTCAAAGACTTCCTGTTGGCTTTCTCGGAGAGTAAACTTAAACTCAGGAAAATTTACTGGAATAGATACTCTCTTATCAACTATCTCATACCCTTCAGGTATAAGATCTGTGCGTCCAGCAGGAATAGAAATAATACCGTTTTTAACCCTTCGAAGATTCTTTATGATTTTTGGGGGATCATCTCGCTTATATGAATCTATCTTATAGGTCAAAGCCTTGTCAAAAAAAGACATTTGCTCTGGATCTATATTTAGATAGATTCTATTTGAGATTACCGCTTTTTTCATAAATTCTCTTTGTATTTCTCTATTAAATAATTTTTAACGAAATCGCTTCTTACAATATCAGAAATTCCAAACTCAATGAAATCAAACTCGTTCATTCGCTTGATAATGTTGATAAATTGTTTTATGCCATTTCCTTTTAGATCTGCTTGGAAAAAATCCCCGCAAAATATGATTCTACAGTTATGCCCTACTCTAGTAATAATACTGTCTAGCTCGTGAAAAGTCATATTCTGGCACTCGTCTACGATAATGACTGTATCCTGAAAAGTAACACCTCGTATATAAGAAGTAGTAATAAAGTTAATAATACCCTTTTGCTTTAGCTGACCGTAAGGATTGTCCCCTCTTGAAAACAGCTCTTGCAAAATATTTACATAAGGATTCTCATACACCTTTGATTTTTCTTCTTCAGTTCCAGGTAAGAATCCCATCTCTCTAGTAGGGACTGCACTTCGGACAATTACTATCTTGTCGTATTCACCTTTCTGCATATCGTCTAAGGCTAAATACAGAGAGATGTATGTTTTACCTGTTCCAGCACATCCGTGAAGCATTAAATTCTTATTAGATTCAAATACTTCAAGCTGTGATTTTGTTAGCGGTTCTATCTCCTTTAAGTAAAAGTTAAGAGAATTAAGTATGTCTCTCTGCTTTTTCTTTGCCATTAAATTTTCCTTTTTACCTCTTCTTGCTTCTCTTCAGAAAAGCTATAAAGCAGCCATGGGCGATTGTCTAAGTGTAATACTTGTGCCCAGCTTTTTCCAAGTGGAGGGGATTTTACTATGAAACCAAAGTTTACCCCATCCAACCAAACTCTGGTGTGTGTTTCTTTTAACTCTTTTTTCTTAATTTTATAGGATTTAACAGACTGAAAAGTAGTTTTTTCGTATTTAAATATCTTTCCATTATTGTCGATAAGAGTTCCAGGATTTTCAATTACAATATCAAGAAATTCTTCGTAGACTCTACGTAGCTTTTTTAACTTGTGTGGAGTCTGTAATCTTCTCTTTCCTAGTGTATCTCCAGGCTGATTCTTATCGTCTACAATTTCTTCATTTACTATCAGTAATCCGTCCTGAAGATAAAAATCTTCGTAAGGAAAAGCATAAACTGGAAACTTAACCTTACGTAATATTTGTTTATAGGTTAACGAAACTACCATACTTATCTGCGAACTTACCCATTGAGTAATCATCGCCCACTTCAAAGTCACAACCAACAGGAGCGCCAGGTATATAGATACCACGATCTTTTTGAATCTCCTCTTTTAGAATTTCTGAGTATCTGTCAACTTCATCAAGAGGAACCTCTGCTAACACAGAGTCATGCACTAGAGCAAAGATTCGACTTTTTAGTCCTTCTTGTTTGATACGTGCATGAGCTTCAATAGCCCCGATTAAGTTAATATCAGAAGCAGCTGATTGAACTAAGAAGTTGAGTCCAGATCGAATAGCATGACCCTGAACACCTTTGTTGTCTGATTTTACATCTGGCAATCTTCTTTTTCTGCCAAAGTGAGAGTAGATACTCGCATTTTTCATAATCAGTTTTTTCTGGTTCTCAATCCACTCTTCAAGTTTCCAGAAAGCTGCAAAGTATTCTTTGATAACAGCCCCCGCTTCTCTTACACTCATTTTACCGCCATCTTTCGTTACCTGCTCGGCAATCTTGTTTGCTCCAGCACCATACATAATACCAAAGGTAACGGCTTTTGCAGCCTGTCGGTAAGTAGAGTATTTCTCTGCTACTTCTTCTACAGGGCAGTCTAGTTTAAATACTTTGTGTGCAATCGTAGAGTGAAAGTTTCCTCCGCTACGAAACACATCCTGTAGCTCTATATCATCTGCTAGCACAGCAGCCACATAAACTTCTGCAGTTGTTAAGTCCATCGCAACAATCTTGTGTCCTGGAGCCGCTTTAATACATCCTTTAACAATAGGGTTGTCACGGGGCAACTGCTGCATATTTAACTTGCCGCTCGAAGACAAACGTCCAGAAGTAGTTCCGTGTAAGTTAAAGTTAGTTCTTAATCGACTATCTCTATCCAACTGAGGGATAATCTTATCAAGATAAGTATTCTTAATCTTAGTTTTCTTTCTAACGTCTAAAATCAGTCTTGGAATCTCATGTTGAAGGGATAATTTTTCTAGCACCTCCGAGTTTGTAGAGTGCTCGCCTTTTTCTGTCATAATTCCTGTAGGCTGTAAGCCAACATAGTCAAAAAGTAACTTACGAAGCTGTAATACGCTATTTGGGTTAAACTCTTTTTCTTGTTCCTGTTGAAACTTCTGTACAGCTTCATGGTTTTGAAGTGTTTCTACAGCAGCAGAAATTTCTTCAAGCATAAGATCCTGACTAGCAATAAGACGATCCTTTGAAAAGGGAACGCCATTATCTTGAACACTCATTAGGAATCTGCATCCAGGAAGTAAAATAGTTTTATATACTTTCATTAGGTTTGGATTCCCCTTTTTCAGGGCATTCTCAAACTTCTGAAAAAGCATAAAGGTAACGCACGCATCAATAGCGGCGTAAGTTTTCATAACGTCAAAAGGAATCCACTCCCATTTAAACTGATCTTTCAATATACCGTGTTGCTTTCTATATTCTTCCATCCAAGTATACATAGGTTTTTCATAGTCACCATAGTCTGTATACTTCATAGCTAGAGTTTTTAGGCCGTGAGTGCCTGGATTCTCATCAATCACATAATGCATAAGCATAGTATCCTCGAACTGAGGAACAGTTACATTGAAGTGATACTCAAACATTGGAATATCGAACTTAGCGTTGTGGAATACCATACGCTTTTTGTCGAAAAGTTCCTGTAGTTTTTCTTCCATCGCTTCATCAATTACATTTGCATCTATGTAAGCGCCACTATCGTTCTGATAGCAAAGACTGATGCCAAGAATATGCCCGTTTCGAGGATATAGGCCGGTAGTCTCTGAGTCAATACCGATAAAATCGTGTGGTGAATCAATACACGCTTGAACATAGGCTAGCGCCTCCTCTGTTGTAGTAATACCGACAAACTTCTCTTCAGATATATCAGCTTTTTTCTTGTTACCGCTGATATATCCAAGGATATTGTCTTTTGAATCGTCCCATACTTTTTTAGCTTCAGGCTTAAATGCAAGCATGGCGGGGTTAATTGTTGGAAGAAACTTATCATCCACAATAGTTCCTGCATACTGCATAACCTGAGATACTTTTGTAAAATACTTTAGAGGTTCTGACCCCACTAAAATTACCCACTCATACGCATCGGGATCGAACTCAAGATCTACGTCTTTTTTCAAAACCTTGGAGAGAGTCGGATCAGATGCCAAAGAAAAACGATCAAACTCAAAGGAATTATCAAAGAGTCTTACATAATCATTTTTACTTGGCTTTGTTTCAATCAAAGCTACACTAGCCATATAAATTACTCCGAATTCTGTCTACCTGTTGTTGTGTTAGTGCCCCTGGGTCTTGTCCGTTCTTTAACTTAATAGACCGAACAGGGAAATCTTTTGCAATTGCTTTTACTTTTTCTGCTCCGGCTTGTCCAGCATCGTCAGGATCGAAAAATATATCGAGTCCAGACACTCCAGAGATTTTTAGATAATTTAGTTTTTCTTCGGTAAAGTTGTTCACTCCGAAACAGCAAATAGAGTTTTCTAGCCCTTTATCATGAAGGTTGAGCATATCAAATATTCCTTCAACTAGAATGACTCGGCCCTGTAGTGGCCTTACCTGTGGAAACATTGGTAACTTAGTTCCTGTAGGGTAAAACATATACTTTTGATCTAAAGTTCCAAACTCGTCCCTTCCTTGGAATGCTACTATTCTACCACTAGTATCTGTTATTGGAAAGTTAATTCTGCCCTGAAAATGCGTGTCATGGTGACGAAAAGCTTTAAACTTTTTATATGTTTCAGGTTTGATTCCTCTCCAATTCCCAAGATAAGGAACATAACTTTCTGGCATTTGTAAACCAACTCCAGAAGATCTAAGGTTAGAAATTATTCTTTTTAGTTTTTCTCTTTTTACTTCTACAGCACTATAATCTACATTGTAGTATTTGAATAGACTGCCTTTGTAGCCGCAAGAAAAACAGTGGAACACTCCAAGCACTTTATCAATTCTCATGCTCGGTTTTCTATCGTCATGGTCTGGATTAAGACATCTAATAAGCACATCTTTACCAGAGAGACGATAATAAACACCTCTTTCTTCTAGTAAATCAATTACTGCGCTCATATTTCGTAAACATCCTCATCAGGTTCGTCTTTATCTTTAATATATCCAGTTTCTGGGCCTATTCTTAAGGAAGCCCAATCCATTGTAGAAGTGAAACTTGTTTCATCTGAGTTTCTCATCTTAACACAATTAAAGGTAATAATATTATCTTCTTTATTGTGTGCGTCAAGAGTAAATGCGGCATCGGCAGCGTCTAGAATACCCTTAGCAAAACGAGCTTCTCCTGAAGCATCAATTTGATAAGGAGACACCATCAATACACCATAGTCTTGGGCGTAAGTTTTTAATGCTTTACTTACTTCAATCTGTTCTGTCCAGTCATACTGACCCATTCTACCAGAGTTCATCATTGATCTTTTAACCTGGTTGATATAGTCTACTACTACAACTCTTGGCTCTAGTTTATTTACTAGCTTATCAAGAGTAGTTCTAATATTTGCTAGCGTAAGGCTAGGAGTATATTCTATGTGTAACTGCTTTTCTCTCAAAGGTCTAGATGTGAGATCTTCGTGATACTTTGTAAAATCTCTGTGTTGTAAATATCTTGAAAGTGCCCGCTCACCGTCTTCAAAGCGAGTTGACCACCAACGGGCAACTTGCTCCCATTCACCAATAGACAGATTTCTGTTTCTTAGTGCGGCGGCGGGAACTCCTGTAGAGATAGAACAACATCTCTGCATGATAGATCTAGCTGTCATTTCGATAGTAAAGTAGATCACAGACTGACCCCCATCAAAAACGCTAGATGCAATGTTTGCACAAGTTACTGATTTACCAGCACCTCGTCGACCCCCAACCAATACTAAGTCAGAAGGTCCGAAGGTTTGTATACGGTCAAAGTCATTATTTAATCCAAGAGCGACATTCTTCTGTAAGTCTTCTTCTGGATCAAACAATTCCATTTTTCTCATATTGGTTTCATTAGTCTTTAACTCTACCTTTTCTTCTAGATCTAGAACTATGTTCTGCAAGTGCTCGATATTCTCTTGCGCAGATTCCATAGCAATAGAGTCACTTAGATAGGTTTCTAACTGACCCATAATTTCAATTTGAGTATACTCGTTTTTGAGATACTCTAACAGAGTTTTGCCATCAATATCAACATCTTCAACACTTTCTAGCGCCAAGAATCTTTCGCGCAGAGAAGCGTCTCTTACTGATAGCTTAAGATCATCAAAGGAGGGAAGTATGCTATGTTCAACAACATACTTATTGAGATACGACCAGAGACCGGAGTATTCAGAGGGGAAATAGTGTTTTTGACAGTTAGCCCAAGTGTCCATATCGCATTCAGCGATAATTGTTTTTAGCAGGACACTCGACAGGTTCACTTATATATACTCCGTAACAATATTCATGCAAGAAAAAGCAACTACTGGGATTGCCCCAGTAGTTGCGAGGTGAAATCCTACACAGCCTAAGGTAAGTGTGTAGGACGTATTAATCAACCAGCAGCTTTTGCGGCTTTAGCAGCGCCGTCGTAGTTAGAAGCAGCAAGACCTCTACGAGTCAGCATAGTCTTAACACCACGAGCAGTTTTGCCAATTGCTTCTGCAATTTCTTCAACAGTCATTGCAGCAACATCAACGCCTTCTAAAGGATCTACACGACCTGAAGCCTTGCTCTCTTTCTGAGAAGGAATAGATTCGATAGAACCTTGACGAAGCAATGACAATGCTTTACCACGGATTTGATTAACAGTGCGTCCAAGAGAATCAGCGATGTCTTCTAGGAAACTGCCCTGATTAGCCATATTGATGAAAGTAGCTTCTTCAGCTTCAGAGAAAGTGCGAACAGTCTCTACTTTCGGAGTAGGCTTAACGTGTTCAGTTAACTGCATAGACAGCAATTTACCTTGAATTTGCTTAGATGAAAACTCACCACCTTCAAAAGCTTCAGCGATTTGGCCATAAGTAAATGCGCCTGAGTTTTCCGTAACGAAGTTACGAAGAGTTGCTTCTTGAGCGTCAGAAAACGCACGAGTAGCTGTAGAAGTAGAAGATTCTACTTCATGACCCATCTTACGGAGCTTAGAAGCTACCGAACGGGGAGAAGTGTCAAGCTGATCAGCAGCTTCAACAACAGTAGAGTATGAAACTGGAGCTTCATCGCCTACGAAAGATACAAGAGCGGCGGTGCGCTCGTCAGTCCACTTTGGAATTGCCATAATAAAATTATCCTATTAATTGAGAAAGGTTAGAAATAATGGAGATGCCACTCTCCTTTGCTTTTTTAGTTTTTGAGGACTCAATGCCACTTTCATTTACTAGAATAGTTACTTCCTTTGTAATAGAGTTTTTAACTATATAACCAGCAGATAAAAGGGCTGACTCCGCTTCTGACTTAGTTTTAAAACTTGTTAGTTTTCCAGAAATACATACAACTCCTTTGACAGTATTTTCGGACTTCTTGTCAGAAGAAGACTCAAAAGAAAAAGGAAGCCATTTATATTCAGTTAAGAACTTAGTTTTATACCACTCCAACAAATTATTTGTTGCTTTTGGGCCAACGCCGGCTTCTTTACATACTTCTTCGTTTAAGTCATAGATAGAACTCACCAAAGGACAAATCTTAGAGGCTACAGAATTCCCTACCAAAGGTATGGAAAATGCAGGCAACAATATCTCCAGAGTAGCTTTTCTGGATTCTTGTATCTCTTGAAATAGTTTATTGGCGAGCTTTTCTGAATTAAGAGCTACGACCATCTCATCTAAACTCAATTCGTATATTTGAGGTATTGTAGTAATGTTGAGTTTTTGGATTGATGATGGCCCTAACCCCTTAATTTTCAATGTCTTGGAGAAATGTTCGATAAGTTTTTGAGTTTTGCTACCACACGAAGGGTTGTAGCAAAATAGCTGATCGTTTTCCCACTCAAGAGGAAACTCACAACTAGGACAGCTTGTAGGAGCTATAATTTTAATCAAAGCCTTTCTCCAACGATTGAATAGATATTATACGACGTTCGAGTTGAAAAGTCAAGAACTATTTTTGTGTTGGTATAGCTAAAATAATTTCTTTCTTTATTTCGAAACACTCTGTATATCCTCCGAAGCTTTCCTTCGGTATATAACTATATTCTTTAAACTCTTCGTGCAATGCCTGCTCTAGTTTCCAGACATTAAAAAGGGTATCCCTGTAAGTCTTTTGAATACGAATTTCGTATCCGTTAAATCCCCTACTTCTTTTTAAGACATCTTTCCAGTTTTTGCCAGCAGCAATGCCTATCTTTAGGCACTCCCTTTTCATAGTCTTTTTATTAACTAGAATAACGCAGTATAAAACTCCGTCTTTCTGTGCTTCTTCAGGATGATTCTTAAAGTAGGTAAGATTATATACACCAGACACTAATCTACCGTTCCGTCTTCTTTCTGGCCACACCAGTCACAAGGCTTTCCAGCTTCTATAGACATCTGGCCATTATTCTTACAGTTATGTTCCCACATATCCTTTTTGTTTTTAAAAATATTTTCCCAGTTACTATCAAATTTTTCTCGATTAACTGGTCGATATTTTGATCCTTTAGACATTAATCTTTCCTCCTGAAAGGAACAACATTGTTCGTAAAAAACTCTTTAACTTTAGCTGTCTTCTCTTCAACAGCTCCCGCCTCAGAAACAACTAGATTTCCTTCTGCGATTTCAGTTTCAGCCATCATCTCTTCTACGTCTGCTTCCAGATAGTATTCGAGAGCACTGATCCACTCTTCTATTATTCGTATACGAGTTTCTGCTTTGAGTGCCCAGAAGTAGTCGTATACACCAACAACTGCAGAGTAGTAATCTTCATTTTCCTGAAGACCCATAACTCCAAAGATGCTTTCTTCTGAAGAAAAATATTCTTTCATAAACGCCTTACTACTCTTGGTATGATTTCTCCGGAACGGATAACTTCTACCATACAACCTATCTCTAGGTTAAGATCATTTATATACTTCATATTGTGGAGTGTGGCTCTACTGACTATAGCTTCTCCTACTGTCACAGGCTCTAGAATTGCTACGGGTGATACTACTCCCGACTTTCCTACTTGCCATACAACATCCAGGAGTTTAGTTACTACACCAGCTTTCTGCTCTTTAAGAGCATATGCACCACGAGGATGGTGTGCTGTGTAGCCTAGGTCTTCAAACCTCTCTACACTGTTAAGTCGAAATACTTTACCGTCGTGAGGATACTCACTCCAGTCTTTGTCGATTACAGTAGAAAACCCAAAACTCTTTAGCTCTTTTAGCTCATCTGTCCAAAAGTTATGCACTTTCGGAAATACATCATAAGCAATAAAAGAAAGAGGTCGAGAATGAAACTCCTCTATACTTTTTAGATTTAAAGATCCTGAAGCTACATTTCGTGCGTTTGGAACTATAGAAGGACAAACTACTTCTCCAGTAATTTGAACTTCCCCTTCACAATCTATAGTTGTAGGAACTAGGAGTTTCATCTTTTCTGTGATGTCTAAACCCTTCTTGCCGTCTCCACGAGTAAGTGCGAGAACAAGTTCTCCTTCTGAGTATCGGAGAGATACTGCGGCACCATCCAACTTTGAAGTCACTACAACTTCGCTGTTGGTAGGAAAAGGAGGCTCTTCACCTTCAAATACTTTCTGAAGGCTATACATAGGGTATAGATGAGAGAAACGAAAATCAGATCTGTAGCCTACGTCATCATACCCTGCCTTCTCAGCAAGAGCATCAAACTCAGCATCTGATATAATAGGATTTCCTTCGTAATATGCTTTTGCAGCTTTTTCAAGGAAGTTTTGCATTTAGTATTCCGCTAATTAAAAGTATATTATACACGCAAAATAAAAATAATTCAAGAACTATTTTTGGTAAAGGTCTCTAATTATTTCTGAAAAGAATTGCTCAAGAACTTGTTTATTCTCTGCAAGAGATAATATCTCCGATAGGGCTATAAAAAGTTCTTTAGAAGTGTCTAGCTCAAGTGCAATTGCTATACCCTTATCGGATGGTAGCCAATCTTCGTCAAACCCAAGATAATACTCACGTAAATGTAAATACTCTTCACCTCTGAACTCATTTATAGTTAGTCTGATTTGTTTGAATTCGTTCTCATAAATTATTCTAGAATATACATCGGTCATTCCTCATTCCTCAAGATTGAGGATAAAGGGACTACAGAAGTAACATTCTGTGCTTTCATAAGACGAAAAGAATCAGTATCCCAACAAAACATTAGGACAGTAGACTCATCTTCTTTCGCTCTGTTCTTTTTACTTTGAATATACTTAGTATCAAAGTCTACAGTGCAAACATTATACTTCGTTTTTTTCGAGTTAGGGCTTTTATACGTTATAATAGCATCCCCATACTCTTCTATTTTAGATTTTAAATCTTTTTTATTCACTTTACAACTCCAAGTTTATTTTGAGCAAAACCTCTTTTGTCGTAATAAACTTTTGAGTGTAAAAGTAACCCCCCGGTTTGAGCATTGTAAAGAGGCTTGGGGGGTGTTGTTGAATTAGTTATTAATCGCTGTGATTATAGTAGTGAAGTATTGTGCTGCTTTACCAGTCAATTTGCTAACGATTTCTTCGTCAACTTCTTGACCAGCGTCTTGGATAGCTGCAGTAAGAGCTTCTACTGCCGCTGCTTTTGATACGCGAGTGCCGCCAGTTGATTTGCTAGCACCGCCTGCAGAAGAAGCTGCAGGAACTTTTTTGACATACACATCAGCTTTCGTAAGAATCATGCGAACACCGTTAGGTGATTGACCCATATCTTCTGCGATTGCTTTTACAATCTCCATAGAAGTTTCTGGGGTAGGGTTCTCTGCAAGGTATGCTTCGATTGCTTGTTGTTTGTCTTCGTCTGTCCACGCCATTTTTCGTTTCCTTTTGGTTTGTGAAATTGTAGCTCCAGGGCAATTACCTGTAGCTTCTAGTTGTTGCCTGTAAAATCGTTCGCCCATATGCTCTCCGATAAAAGTATATTATAGAGCTTTCAGCAAAATTTGTCAAGATTTATTTTTAAGGTATCTAGTGTAAATCTCGACTAGTTCACCTTTTCCAAGTGAGGGGTTTCCTGCAGTATCTCGACTAGCCTCTTGAAAGTCTTTTTCGAGAATTCGAAAAGTTTCAATGACCCCGCTGTGGGCTTGTTTAATAAAGTAATTTGATGCTGCTGCAAAGTTATTATGCGGGTTTATTTTTCCAGCATTTACACCTACCCTACGCAAACTAAAATCACAGCTATCAGCATCTACAAAGCTGAAATCTTCGTGTGTAGTGTTTAATATAACCTTCTTTCGAGGAACCTCGCTATACTTCCAAACCTGAAAGACACAAGGAACAGAGTAATTCTTTCCATCTAAAGTAAAGCTATCAGAAGGAAGATTTACTTCTTTAATTAAAATAAAGTTAAGGTCTAGCGAATTCTGAACTGACACTTTTCGAAAAGTTCGAGGCACAATAAATCCAATCACACCTTTTCCTTTTGCGGCATGATTAAAGAATGCTTTAGCTAAAGAACTGTTCTTTCCGAAAGGCGGATTCCCTAAGTAATATTTATACTTAGTAGTATCAAAAGTCAGAAAGTCTTGTTCAAGTATTCCTGGAGCTTCTGGAACTAAGTCTAACATTAGCGTTACATAGTCTTTAAAAGCTCCTGCGCCTGCAGAAGGCTCTACTACTTCTTGTCCAGGCTCTACATAATTATAAAAAATATCAGAGACAAGACGAACTTGCTCTGATTTTGTGTAGAACTTATCTAAGCTTTTACTATCCAAAGTTTTCTCCCACCAACTTTTCGAAAGTGCTACAGGTCTCTAACTCGAACAGTTTTTCTAGGTTAGTTCTGTTGATTCCGCACTGAACTCTGCGTTGGTTCTTACTGTCAATTTTAGGCTGAATTGTGAGCATACCCATCTTATGTTTATTTTCTTCTTTCCATGCCTTTGCGTATGCTCTAGCTTCGTTGTGTTTTCCAGGCCCAAAGCTTTTAATAGCATTGTCAAACTCTACCACATCCTGTAGAGTAAGATCGCCCATTAATTTTTTGCAGATTTCTTCAGTAAAGAAAAGCTCATATACAGCATCACAGACTTTATCTGTATGCCTTCCAAGTATCATAGTCCAGTTGCCCCGCTCAAGGGCTTCAAAAATGCGAACTACAGATCCCATATCTATAGTTCCTCTGGAAGAGATAAACTTAATGGAAATACTATCGCCAATATCCCATTTAGAGGTATAGCTTTTAACCTCATTAACGTCAAGAATATCTTTTATTTTTTGCTCGAATCTAAATCCGTGCGCTTGTCTTTCTGCCATAGCTTCTCCTAATATTTGTATATTATACTTGAATGGGATGAAAAAGTCAAGAAATTATTCCTCTTCTTCCTCTTCATTCATACTAGCTACAAGGCCCTCATAATACAGTTCTGCGTTCATAATAAACACAAGAAAATGCATTGGGGCCATGACAAGATTAATTAATATGTTTAGAAATAGATATATTACCCAGCCTTTAAAGGCCAGGTTAAGTGTAGAGTCTAATACTGCTCGTATCTGTAAGTGCAACATACAGATACAAGTAGTTATGCAAAAAACTGCATACCATTGGAAAAATGTTTCCATAAAAGTCCTTATTAGATTTTGGAAACATTAACTCCGAACTGTTTCAGATGTTCCAACTTGCCTAAATCATACGACGGAGCTGCAGCACAAAATCCTGCAATTCTATCAGTTTCTGAAGGCTCTTTAACATAGATTTCATAGCACTTTGTGCCATACTTCTCAGTATACTTTTCTGGAAGTTGCTTCGTAATAATACAGGCACTATGGTATTTAGCAGACCAGGCTATCTCATCTACTGAAAAATCTTCCGACAAGCACTCGTCAGGCAGATATGCCATCTCAAGCTTATCGTCTCCTGTAGCCCTTTCTGGAACACCAATACGTTCTAGGCATGATTTTACAAAAGCCGTAGATCTGTATACTGATCTAGAAATATCTGCTATAGGTTCTCCAGATAGAAAAGCTTCTATCATTTCTTTCAGTTCAGAATTGTCTGCAGGCCGTCCACGTTTTTGAGACATACGAAGTTTTCTATAGGCTACGTTTTCATTGTAGTCATCTATAATTTTTTGCAGACGAGTTGTATTATACGAGATATTTAGTATCTCGCAGGCTTCTTTCTTGGTAATAGGGTTTTCTGCTAATAGCAGTGCGATCACTTTCTTAATGTTTGTATCGGAAAGATCTTCATAGTCCTTTTTCTTTACTCTCGCCAAGTTTAGCCTCCAATTTAAATAGTAAACAGCAAATAGCATGGGCTAAATGATCTAAATCTGTTTCTGGATCTAGATCTTCCCCATCCATATGTGCAAATATATGTCTAAGAGCAGCACCAGTATAACGATTCTGAAGATTATCTAATTTAGACCAGTTATTCTCGTCATACTTTGAAGCTCCAAAAGTAAGAACTTTTGATACTTCAATAAGTGCCTTTGGAGGAAGCAAATACATTCTTGGCTTCTCTCCATCATATTTCTTACCTTCCATTATAAGACCTCTAGAAACTAATGTCAAGAATTTATTGGCCATCTACAGCTTCTGCTATATCAGGAAAATGCTGACGAATAATATCCCAGCACTTATTAGCAACAACCATGTGCTCTTTCTGCGTCCCATTTTCTCTACGTAACTGGCAATAGTGAACCCAACTCCGAAGAGATCCAGCCATGTAAAGAGTTGTTTCTGTGTTTCCTTCTGGCAAGACTGCTCTTGCTTGTTCTTTTGCGATTCCATTTGCGATTGCCCACTGATAAGTATCACGAGCAGCGTTAATTACCTCTCGCTGTTTCATGTGCCATTGTTCTGCGAGTCGCTCTGCCTTCGTCTTTTCTGATCCCTCTCCGCCTTTACCATAATCTGATAGTTCCAGTTCGATGCTGTTTTGGCGATTCTTTGGATCTTGCAGACGAGCTTCTCGTCCAATAAAACTTGTTGCTTGTGCATAACGCTGACTAAACTCCTGAAATGAGAAGGAGCGATGTCGTATGATTTGACGAGAAATGTCACGAGTAGTAACAATCTCCATAGTTATGCTGACCATCTCTAACGGGCTCCAGTGTGCGTGATTAATTAAATAACGCAACAACCGAGGTGCCGTTTCTTTACTGTTTTGATT